AATGCCCCCAGTCCCAGGCGAAGCTTGGCAGTTTATTTCGCAAGCCCAGACAGCTGGCGCAGCGACGTCAGGTGCCAATGAACAAGTCGTTCAAGGCGCAGCCTCCATGGGTGGCAAAGCCACTGGTATGCGTACAGGTACAGGCTCGGCGGCTGTTATTCAAGCCAACGCTTCTCGCCTAGATGGTCCTGCGGGACGATTCGTTCGTCAAGTATTTGAGCCGTGGCTATATCAGATGGATGAGTTGAACAATGATTTGCTTCCAACATCTGTAATCAGAGATATTCTCGGCGACGAATTGGGCGAAGGTTACATGGTCGATCACGTCGACTTCCGTAACGCCAAGATTGAATATGAAGTTTTGGCCGGTTCTAAGTTAGGCGCTAAGAAAGAGATGTTGCAGTTCTTGCCAGTCATATTGCAAATGACTAACAATCCGACATTCTCGCAGAATGTTATGGACGCTGGTTATATGTGGGATGGACCGGCAATCTTCAATGAGTTTGCTCGTGGCGCGGGATGGAAGTTTGCTCAGCCGTTCCTACGCAAGATGACACCGCAAGAGAAGCAGAAGCACGATGCTAACTCTCCTGCGGCATTGCAAGCAGCCCAGGCACAAGCAGCTCAGAAGATGGGGTTACAGAAGTTCCAACAGGAACAACAGCTGGAAGATCAGAAGCAGTTAGGCAAGGCTGGCAATGAAGGGTTCCGTGCGGCAATTGAAAAGGCAACGGACCCAGAATTACTAGGCCAGCAGACAACACAAGGCTTCGGCTCAAATCCGACTTTATAATAGATTCACAATAAGGGGTATCCAATGTCCGAAAAGAAAGAAACTAGAAAAATTTTGTGTGAAGACTTAAGTCCCGTTGAGAAGGCTTTGCTTATGCAAACGTCAATGACTCCTGGATTCAAAGTCATAATAAAGATGGCGAACGAAGCCTGTCTTAGAGCCACGCAAGATTCGGCCCGACTTGACCCAGAGATGCCAGACTATGACCGCGTGGCATTAGAGCGCGTTCGTCGTTCCAGAAACATTTCTGAATTCAGCGATCTATTGTTTCAGTCAATTTTTGCCCACGCAGATTCTGTTAAGAGGCAAGAAGCTTCGGAGCATGAAGAGGCCGAACAAGCCGTTGATAGTGTTTTTGGGATTCATTCAGCCAAAGTGGGCGAATCTAATGATGCCGTAAAGAGAGTATTTGGCATTCATCAAGCCAAACCCAAGAAGCAAAAGTAGCAAAGCAGTCAGTAATCTCCTTAGGGAGTGCAGTAAAATGAATGCAGTTATAGGATAAAATATGGACGTCAACACAGTAATTGATATGAATTGGCTGGAGTCAGCCACATTAGCAGATTTGAAATCGGCAATGCGTAACCCATCGCAACTAGCAGCAGTAAATGCTTTGTTGCAGACGCCAGAAGGCAAAGCTATTGCCTCAGATATGCTTAATGACCCGGACTATGTTCCGAAGCCGAGGGGCGCAGCTCCGACACCAGAAGAAGCCGCCCAGATTGCCGCTGACTTAGCGATAGCTAATCAACAAGAAGCTGAAGCTGCAGCCGCAGCCGCTAAGCTCGCTGAAGTAGTGCAACCTAAAGTTGAAGAAGTTGTTCCTTCGACCCCAGTCGAAGAGAAGAAAAAGATTGTTGTCGATTACCAGGTGACTGCCGAAGACGGCACGCCCCTAGGTCGCCCAACGCACATTGAGGGTTGGTCTTACGACGAAGTAATCGAGAAACTCAAGGCCGCTCATGTTAACGCTGTTCGATATGCAGAGCGTGTTAAAAAGAACAAAGTGACGAGCATTGAAGCTCGTACTCAACAGAAGCAAGCTGAAGAGCAGGTTCAGAAATCTGAACAAGAGGCGTCCGTCGCTGTCGAAGAGGCGGCTAAAGAAAAGGACCCGATCAAGCTTAAGAATGCTATCAGCAAAGTTTCAAAGGCCGACCGCGATGCAGAAATTGCTCGTGAAACCGCTAAAGCGCAAGGCGCAGTTATTGGCAACGCTTGGATGGCCGACCATAAAGAAGATTTTCAACCATGTGAAGCAAATGCGAAAATTATAGGAGATTGGCTCGCAACTAATCAATTGGAGCTGTCCTATGAGAATCTCGAACTTGCTTTCGTGGCTAACGAAACTCGACTGGCAAAACCTGTACCTCAGGCACCAGTCGTAGAAACACCCGCAGCCGCAGTGGCAAATCCACCAGCGAATGCATCCGCAGTTCCTGCAGTAGCAACGCCGTCAATAACGGCACCTCCTACAGCGTCAGCGGAACCAGTATTACCGCCAGCTACACAGACTTCTCAACCTGCTGTAGCAGCATCGGAATCGACGTCTGCAGCCGCGCCAAATGCGCAACCAGCTGCCCGTCGACCGGGAGTCAACGGTAGTTTGCCGCCAGGAACGATGAGTGCACAACGTCCCGTGGCCCAGCAACAACCGCAAACGACTAGAGCTGATTTGCTAAAGGAGATGAAGAAGATGTCCTCGGATGAATTACGTAAGAAGCTGAAGAACACTGAATACGTGTCCAAGCTTCGAGCGGCGGGGATTCCTGTAGCCAGCAACGTCTAATAGAGACGAATCCACGAGATAAAGAGCCACCATGAGTGGACCGAACCCTTCGGGGTCAAACGTATCAAACGTCCTTACCGCACAAGCTATCTTGTTCGATAAGGAGTTAATCCCCAACCTTAAGGGAGAAACAGACGCTTTCGTAACAGTAGCAGAGCGTCGTGTGCAGGGATTGCACATGGGCGTAAACCGCCAGTTCTTCCAGTACAACACCCTAGCGGGTGACGTTGTACAAAACGCCGACGGAGTAGTCGGAGCACCTGAAGTTATCTCGCAGATTTCCGCACCAGCTCAGGTTGGTGAATGGAACAACTACGCGAACTTCAGTGCGTTCGCAATCGCATCCTCGATTGACGAACTCGTTGGCAATTCCGCTGTGGAACTTGGCTATCAAGCTGGGCAGTCCATCAGCGAGTTGTACAGCGCGGTTGCCGACAGCGCTTCTGGCGTTGACGCAAACGTAAACCAGAGCGGCTTGCTTGCAACTCCGTTCACGCTAGACCTAGCCACGGTTCGTGAAATGAAGCAGCAGCTAGTTAGCGCCGACGTTCTCCCTTGCAAAAAGGGTATGTTCTACGGCGTAGTTTCACCGAACGTGTTGGGTGATATTTACAACGCGACCACGGTGAACAACTCCATCATCGACAACTGGAAGCACACCGAGAGTGGGCAACGGAAGTTTGATGAGATGGCTGGCAGCGACCAGACGAAAGAAATCGTGCTTCCTGGCACGAACATCCTCTTCCGTCAAACCCCGTTCGTGACCAAGACTGCTAACTACAGCGGGACCACGAAGACCGCGTACCGCACATATGTCTTCGGCAATTATGCGATGATTGGTGTGTGGCTACAGGTTCCTGGCGACACCGACCTTGATGAAGGCGATTGGAGAACCATTGACTGCCGCGTTGTAACTGACGCGCCGCCGTCTTCGTTCGACCCGACCGCAACAATTGGGGGATGGGCAAGTTACAGATTCCATTGAAATTCGGAATGGTGGAATTAAAATTCTCTCTGTATTGACTCGAACGCTGAGAAGCCAACGAGGGGCAAGCGAAAGCAGCCTGAACGACTAAGTGAGAGAACACCGAAAGGTGATGCAATAGTCTGAACATACAGGAAACGAACTGTATGAAGCCAACAGAAATGATTGGCTCCGCGAAAGCGAGTAACAAAAAGTAGGAAGCGATTGCAAACCGTAACGCTTCCACCGGCCACTGGCCTAAATACGCAGCGCGTGAGATTTATTGATAGTGTACCTGCTATTCAGTAAGTAAACACGGCATAAAATTTAACCCTTGACAAAGGTTGCAACCTTTGATAAGGTTAGGAAAGGAGGGTGTGCCTCAAACACATCCTCCAATCCGCTCTTTTGAGGAGAGCAAATGATAGTTTATTTAATCACAAATTTAGTCAACGGAAAAAGGTATATAGGTCAGACATCTCGTTCTTTAGAATGGCGCTGGCATATACATCAGACTCGCAAAGGTTGTCGAGCCCTTCGCAACGCCATAGATAAATATGGTGCAAATAACTTCAGTATGGAAGTTCTTTTTGATGTCCCTACTAAAGAATTGGCGGGGGAGTTTGAAACTGAGTATATCAGCCGATATAATACTAAAGCACCAAATGGTTATAACTTAACTGATGGCGGTGAAGGCGTAGTCGGTCTTTCTTTAGAAACTCGTAAAAGACGAGCGCAAAAACTTCTTGGAAATAAGTGTGCGGTCGGCGCTATCCGAACACCAGAATATCTTAAGGCTATGTCAGAGAGATATAAAGGTCGTGTCTTTTCGGATGAAACCAGACGCAAGATGTCTGAAGCCGCGCAAGCAAGAGTGGTTTCTCAAGAAACAAAAGATAAACATCGAGAAGTTACTAAGCGTCTTGGTCTTCGACCACCGATTAGAACATCTGAAGAAGCAGCAATAGCAGGACATATATCTGGTCATAAGCGATATCATGTTGCTCGTGGTATAATAAAATTAGACTGTGACCTATGTCAAGGAATCCAATGTCAGTCGACAATCGCATCAGAACCGCAGACCACCTGAAAGAAGTAGACGACCCATTCCTAGGTCACCACGACCTGCCCACAACCAAAGCCAGTATCCAACAGATTCTAGCAGGCGGCACACCGAATTGGGTCCGATGGCCAGAAGATTATCGCGCTTTCGTTAAGGAAAGCTTCGCCGCCGAGAAAGAAATCTCGGATGAAATGGGTGAACAGTATCACATAGAAGACCAAGAAGACCTTACCAACGAGCTAGCCCGTAAAGTCAATCCGATGTCCACGGACGCGTTTGTCGCGAAACTCCGAGCTAACGGTATCAAGTGTTTCACAGTTTATAACGGCTTGAAGGGCACGATTGGGCTGTGGTGTATTCCCCCCAAGCAGGTTGCCCGAGCCCGCTATGTTTGTTATTTGCAAATCCCAGCGATGTATGAATGGTCCGTTTTACGATTGGACCGCCACAACATCCCAGTCGGGGAAAAGTTTAGAGGTTGGCGCACGGTATTAATGGAACTCATTAAGAAAGAGATTCTAACCGAGTACCAAGCTCACAAGATTTTTGGACTACCTTCAGGCAACAAAACCTTCCGTCGTTACCAACGCAGTTTGTGGGAACTCCGCAATTTGAAGAAGTACACGGAAGCAGAGTTAGCCGAGAATGATGTCTAAGAAGTAGTAGCAAAGCAATAAGGCTCGTCAGCAGCCTCAACAGGACTGACAACAATCCAGGGGTGCCCGCCACCGCTCAACGCATACGACGGGAGAAGTTTCAATAAGGAAAATATGAATAAGCCAGAATCAGTATTCGATCAATTGGGGAAGGGACAAGTTCCTGGAACCGCAGCACCGTCTAATCCAGTTACTCGTGATGCAGCAGAAGCACTCACGAATAGTTTGGATAACAATTTGTTAGCTCAACTTGTTTCGCTCATGGTACTAGAGCAGCAAGAAAGATTGAGCACAGCGAAGAACGTTAAGCAGCGCGAAGACGCTAGAGCAGCTCAACGTAATCGTAATGCCAAGGACCAAGACTCCAAGTTGCTGTTGAAGCAAGCAAAGTGTAAGCACTTGAAGGGCGGCAAGAAAGGTCCCAAGACTCAAAACAAGGATTACGCGGTATATCAACACCGCTTCATTAGTTTCCTTCAATACATTCGTTGCTGCATTTGCGGCATGCGCTGGTATATGGAGGACACTAAGGAATATTTGCTTCGTAAAGGTCGTAAGATTTCGAACCACACCAAGATCGGTTGGCGCGAAGCTTGCGATATGATGGAAGGCTCGACTAACACAATGTCGGCCTCCGAGGCACTCCCGTCCGCAATAGGCGGAGCCGCAGCCAACAATGCTCAAAACTATGTTGATGCTGCCGGATTGCCCGTATCACCACGCGTAGTTGATTTGGACGGCAAACAGGTCGACGACGTCGAATTGTAATTTTCGCAAAGTAGCCCGAGGGGCGGCGGTTTCCGCCCCATTTCATTCTTCCAAGGAAAAATGACAACCGTATCCTCCCAGCAAACTTCTCAATCCACTGTCTTCGGCTGCATCCAAACTCATTTTAAAAATATCATAGCAATCTGCGCTGGGGGGACCCTATGTACGACGAGATAGAAATTAGAGAAATTATTTTTGATGCTCAAAAGAAACTTGATAGTTTGTTTGTTGGATTGAAGGTTGTGGTTGTAGAAGACGAGACAGTAGCAACAGAGAAGGACGTAGTTAAGGCATTAAGTGATCGTCAAAAAGCTGGCTTCAGTGCCCACGATAATGTTGAGTATGTGCCATATAGTGTATCCGATTCTACTCTTCACAGCCGTCCGAATTGGCTATCGTCGTCTAGAAATAGCGATGCGGTCCTTGATTTTAATGAAGCAATTGAACCATTGCAGCTTGTAAAAGTAGGCTATTTTCGCCGACTTTATGAGTGGGTATTGGCCTTGTTTAGAAGCAAGTCGGAGCAGAAGCAAGCCGTTGCTCCGTCGGTTTCTAAACACCAAAATAACGTATCTTGTAGAATCTTTAAAGACGGGGCGGCTTTGTGAGCGTTATTAATAGTTTTCCCGTTGATAGAAAATCTCCAGCCATCATAACGGGGGCGGGCAGAGACGGTGTCTTAACTTTTCAACAACCGAATTGGAATTCGAAACTTCGTTCTAATCCGCCCTCCGGCGTTGTTATGGGCGGGATGTTGCTAAACGTGGACGGCACGGTAATAAGCGGTCCCTTTAGCATCATCGCGGGCGGGACGATAATTGTTCCAATTTGTACTAATCCATCTATCACTATTACGTTGCACCAAAATACTTTTTCATATAGCACTCAAGGTAGCATAGTTGCAACAGCTATTGTGCTAGTATCTGCTCAACAATGCCTATCATCTGGTTCTTCGGCACCTTGGGCTCTTAATACAACGTTCTTTGGTCAAGCGGGTTCTGGACTACAAGGCGTCGGTCAGTTTGAAATTGATAGTACGGTGACTGATGTTCGTACAACGTTGAGTGCGGCTAATTACGACCCCACGAAGGCCCCAAGTCTTCAACTAAGCTTGGACGTGTTATTTTCTAGTCAGAGTAATACCGACATTTTTACGTCGACTTTAACTTCATTTTTCCTAGAGGCGTAGGCAAGTTTGTGGCCATAAATTCTTGCGGGTCATTTTTTAAATGGCAGAACATTTCTGCCTCGAATGATTTTCTTCAATTAAGTGGCCCTAATGGAACAATTTTAGGCGGCATAAATAGTTCCGGGCAACCATTCGGAAGTTTGTCCACAGCCTCGGTTATACAATTCGCAGGGGTTCCAACTGGTCCTTGTTTAGGGACGCAAATTGCAGTTAATTCCGGAACCGGTGATCTTTATTCATGCAGTAATGGCGTGTGGGTTAAAGTAGGCCCGACAGCCGGGTCATTGGTAAGTCCAATCACATCTCCCAATCCTTTGGCTTTTGACGTGAACCTTGCCTTCAAAGGTCCGAACCCTTGGACAGATGTGACACGATATGGAGCCAGAGCGCTTATTCCTAACGCCACTCCAGCAGCGGTCGGAATCACTGCAACTATCAACTCTGGTTCTGCTTTAACTACGGTATCTACTACATCTTGTCCTGGGCAGATTGGAAGCGTTTGTTTTATGAACGGTGACGGTGTTGTAGTTTATGGTGCAGGGGCTGCGCATTCGCTAGCCACTCCAGGTGCTCCAACAATTGTTCCTAGTTTGGCAATCGCAGGCACAGGTACGGGAAATGTTGTAAATGGACCAACGGGCTCGACTACCTATTGCTACAGGGTGGTTGCTCGAACTAAAAATGGTGGATTAACGGCTGCTGGACCAGAAACTTGTATCACCAACGGTCAAGCCAGTCTTGGAGTACCTACCCCAGTTGCAATCTCTTCGGTTACTAGAACCAATGATATTGTAAGCATCACAACGGCTACTCCTCACGGATTTCCGGTTGGGTGCTCTGTTACTACTTGTGGGGAGGTGTACATCACGGGCGTCGTGGATGGACAAGGTGTAATGGATTTAAAATCTTTCGATGGCTGGTGGGCTGTTGAATCTGCCATCGATAGTACGCATTTCACCTTCTCAAGTTCGAGTGACACTCGTAACGGAGCAGTCAACGTAGGTTCTGGCGGCACGGCACAATGGTTCAACTGTAATCGTGTTACGTGGCCACAGGTGACTGGTGCTTGGGAGTACTACATTTATGGGGGTGCGAGTGGTGCTGAAACCCTAAAAGGAGTCAGCACGCCCCAAGGTACGATTACTAGCGATTTAACGTGGGACGATTTTGGTAGTCCGATGATGGATAATTTCAGTTTTCCACCATTTGTGCCCAATGCCTTCCCCGTAGCTGCAACACCCGATCATCTTGTGAGCACAATTGTTTCCGGAGCAGGAACAACTACGCTGACACTGAAAGATAGCGCCTCAACTTCAGTAGTTGGGGCAACCATTCGTTTCGATAACGCTCCTGCTTTCTTTGCGGCGGCGTCTGATGTATCTAACCGAAGTTCGAGTGGTAACGAAGGCGGCTCTATCTACATCCCATTGAACACTTTAACTGGGGACAATTATTACGTAATCAACTCCTATTTGGACTTTTCATTAGGTGGTCTTCCCAACATGGTTCCCATTAGTCAGGTGGGACAGATGTGGCTTAATGAAACTTGGGAGATGGGTTTTGGTCAAAGATGGTATGGCGACAGGGTACTAACAAAGGGACAAGCTACCAGTTTTGCGCCACAGTATAATCCGGCTGTTTATGTAAATACAGCACATCCTGGCGTATACATTGGCAATAACAATTTGGGGCATCTCGGATTTAAGGGGTTGGCATTTGCTGGTACAGTCTCCAACGGCGCGTTATTGGTATTTGCTGAAGGTCAATTTAGTTACGGTTTCGATCAAATAGGTTTTTCAACATCGTCCGGTACTTTGGACTATATGGGAATTGGTTTGTACATTCGTGGTGTGACCGGACAATCGGCAGCTATGGGGCGCTTAACCAATATCGTTGCTGTCGCTGGTTCAACTTCTATAGGTCCACCAAGTCAAGACGGCTTTACTCACACTCCTGTTATTTTCTGCAATGTTTGCGGCGCGACACGTATGGAGGGCATCTTCATGGCCCACCGCAATATTGTGTTTGTGGGGACTAGTGAAGGCGGAAGTAATGTTACGCTTGACCTAGGGTATACACAGGGCAGTGTTATGCCGTTTTTTACGGCTACACGCATTCAAAGTGGATTAGTTCGTTTAAGTAATGTGACGATGGATTCTACTATTCATCCTCGATATGTTGCTCTCCCATCGGGTGGAACAGCCTCAAACGGAACGTTAATTATAGATGACATTCAGCAACAAATTATCGGTGGCGCGGGGTCTAGCCCGCGAGTGGTCTCTGGTTTACGTGTCCCAACGCAGGGGATTGTAGATATTACCGGAGAAGGGGCAAATACTAATCCTTCTCGTTCTGCATCAGCAATTATTAGCGGCGGAGTTTCAGATGGAATTTTTGGCGTAGATAGCAATTACATGATTAACGCCAATGCCGCCGCTATTGCAGTAAATCCGAGTTACCCGATATTCGTAGTAAATGCCACGCCGCCTGCTCCAACTTGTACGGTAAGCGCAGGAGGCTCTGTCGCTCTCGGGACGTACACTTTCAGAATAGGTCCAGTGTGGTGGAATGGAAGTCAGGGATTGGATTCTTTTCCTTCGTCTCCTTGTACGACTACTAGTGGACAGCAAACTATTACGGTGAATTGGGGAGTTATTCCTGGAAATCCTAAAAGTTACACGGTCCTTGCAAGCAGCGGAGGTGGTACGGCGTCCGTTTCTGGAGGAACAGGACTAACAGGTACGTCACTAGTTATCTCATCTGGCACCCCGGGAAGCGGCGGAACATCGTGGTCTAATCTTCCTTCTGGTGGTCCCACAATGATGATGCCAGGAGTACAAGGAATGGTTACTCCGACTTTGTTTATAGCTCCTGGCTTAGTATCTGCTCTTCCAGCAGCCTCGGCGTCCAACGCGGGACAAATGCGAGGAGTTACAGACTCTACGACAATCTCCTCAGAGGGTCAAACTTGTGTAGGTGGTGGAACTGTTGCGGCTCTTGCTTTTTCAAACGGAACTATTTGGAAGTGTTTCTAATCATGATTCAAACACAACAGCAGATTATTTGTGATGTTTGTCGAATATTGGATTATGACTGCTCTATTAAATTGTGCTCGTATTGTTCACTCTGCGATGCGTGGTTATGTACGCAAGACATAAATAGGTGGGACAGACGTTTACGAGCAGCCGTTAAACGAAAACTAGAATCCGGATATAAAGGTCTTTCAAATTATGAAGAGGTCGTCAAAGGAGATTCAAGATGAATGAGCGAGAACAAATGATTAATTTTTTGCTTCAATCTTGCGATGCAAAAAATCAAACTATAGCACAACTGCAAAGTGAGATAGCTGCGTTGAAGCAGCAACTTGAGCAGTCGAGTAATTCATCTAAAGGAAAGTAAATGGCTATTTCTCACGTTCAGCAATTCGGGGCTTTCGCAGTAGGGTCTCCCATATCGGCAACCACAGGAAATGTGACGGTTACTGCAGGAAATGCTTTGATTGTTGGGGTATTAGGTTTTAATATAGGCGGAGGTCAAACAGCATCGGCTTCTGACACATTAGGAAATACTTGGAATACGGCTGTCGGCCCTTTTCAAGGAACAATAGCAGGTTCTACGAGTCTTATGTATGTTTTTTATGTTAAGAAATTGAATGCCTCGGGAACTACAGCAGTAACAATTACCTTTAGCGCGGCCTCAAATAATATTCGTGTTCATTGTCACGAAGTGTCCGGTTTGGACCAAACATCGCCATTTGACCAAATGAATACGAATACTGCTACTTCTGCTGCTATGACGAGTGGAAACGTAACAACCCTTTTTGCTAATGAATTTTTGTATGGTTATGGCGCGGATAATTCTGGAAATCCAACTACAGGTGTCGGCTGGACTCCTGGCATCACAGAAGGCTCTGAACTTGACGAGTGGCAAATCGTTTCAGCTACAGGAACTTATGCGGCGACGTATACAGGCGACGGTGCTGCATATATGTGCGAAATAGCCACTTTTAAAGCTGCTCAAACTACTTGGGGAATATCTGGCAATGCGGGCACCCCAGGCGCAACCGTTAGTTGGACGGGAACATCTTCCGGCAGCGTAACGGCAGATGGCGCAGGAAACTACAACACTGGGGAAGTTCTAGCCAATGGCCCGTACACAATTACCCCGAGTAAGACGGGATTCACATTCACCCCGACGAGTTCGAGTCAGACGGTTTCTGGCGCAGATATTACGAACGTTAATTTCACGGCAACGCCAGTTTCTGCATACTATAGCGTACCGGATAGTCGCGCTGTTACGGCAATCACGCCAAACTCATCGAGAACCGTTCAAGGCACCAAGATTTATGATGTTCCGAAAGCCTTTTCTCTTCAGTATTGGTTTGATACTTTGTTTAACAGAACGCAGCCATTACCAGTTGATAGTCGTGCCCAAGGTGCGCCTGTTGATTCTCGCGCAGCTGGGCAAGCTCCACAAAATTCAAGAACCCCAGGCACGTATGGACCAGGAGTAAACTAAATGGCATTTAACGCAGTCTCAACATTCACCGTTCAAAACGAAGTCGACAAGATTCGTACGTTCGCTCTCTTAGAACCGATCTTTAACGTTAGTGGATATTCAACGGAGCCTGCGCTCACGATAGCGACTGATGTAATGACGGCCATTTGTGCGGTTAATTTCCCTCATAAGTGGAATGAAACGCAGTTGCCTCTATTTTATACGAATTCGTACCAACAGGATTATGCGCTTGTGAACCCCGATGGGTCTTCAGTCACAAACGTCGAGTGGTTGGAACGCGGCGTGGCTTTTGACATTAATAATACTAGTATTCCTAAGCCTTGGGTAGACGTCGAATGTGGTCGCTCGCAGCCACAACGTACAGGTACTTTCTTTAATACCGCAACCACTCTTCAAAGTCCTGGTTTTATTGTGAACTCGTTCCCAAATTATTCTTTGTATTATGGTGTATGGGGACAAGGTAATGTGGGCAGTGCAACGCTCGGCAATAATCCAGGGCCGGGTTCTGCCTATATCAACCCCTTAAGTGTATTTATTACGGGTGCCGTATGGCGAAACGTCTCTGGCGGTCAGATCACTTTCTTTTTGAACTTCCTTCCCACAACACTTACTGTCGGCGGAAATTTAGTCGTTAACAACGTGTTTCCAATAGTGTACAATAATACGTATGCGATTGTTGGTATTTCTGGAACAAGCGTGACCGTAACTGCACCGTCCAACCCTGGTGTCTATCAAGCAGGCGGCACGATTGGCGCAGCCATATCTCAACCCGCGAATCCAGTCACACAGATTATTGATGCCAACGGTAATTTCTTACTGCTAACGACTTATGGTACTGAAGGCACAACTGCGCCAGTAGCTCCCTTGAATGCTGTACCGGGAACAACGGTATCGGGCAATGGTGCAACAACTATTTGGACTGTATTAGACCCTAATGGTTTGGGTATTCGCCTTCTTCAAGTGCCTAGTCAGACGGGGGTTGTTTGGCAGTTTAATCTAGTCGCTCAAAAGACACCTGTTATTTTTACAAGTCTTCAACAAACATTAGCTCCACTGCCCGATAAGTATGAACCGTTTTTTCGTGCGGGATTTATTGCTCAAGCTTACCGATATTCTCCCGAGAAAAAGATTCGAGAAAAGTTCGAGACTGAATGGAAGATGTGGCTTACCAGTTTGCAAAGCTTGAGAGCAACTCAAGATAGGGAATTAGAAGAGTATCAGTTTACTCCTGATAGAGCAGTTATGGGCGCTGCTGCTGCCCGCAACAGATTCGCAGGTGCCGCATGGCCCTTCAATTACCCACGTTGGTAATTTAACTTAAAATAATTTATGGCAAATCAAACAATACAAAACAGCATCGATTTCGCACAAACCTACACGCAATATTCTCCCTTGTCTGTTGGAACTGCGAACGAGCCAGCTATCACGATTGCAAATGAAATCCAAAATTTATTTTTCGGGCCACCCTTTACTTGGGGGTTTAACCGTGCTGAAAATTCTGGGCCAACTGCATTAAATTTAGCCGCAGGCCAGCAAGATTATGTCGTTCCGGTAACAGACTTTGCTTTTATGGAAAGCGCGACCGCAACGGACCCAGCGACCGGTACGGCTTTCAGTATTTTAGACATTTACAATACTAAGAATATCAGTGTCGCCGATGCTACGTTGAATAAGAGAGGTCGTCCCAACGCAATTTGTGTTCGGATTATCAATTTTGGAACTAACGTTACGCTTAGATTTATAAGTGTGCCCGACAAGACTTACTCCGTAACCTTCACCTATCAAAAACTGATAACGCCAATGTCTACGTTGACTGGTGGAACTGGAACGTGGACAATTCCTTTCTTATACAGTGACGTGTATAACTCCTTATTTTTAGCCGAAGCTATGTCGGTTGTCGACGAAGTTCGCTCGATGCAGTACAGACAGCGCGGAATTGCGGCTCTTTTGGCTAAGGCAGAAGGATTAAATGAGATGCAAGTTAATGTCTTTTTGCAACAATATTGGGCCCGTCAAGGTCGTCCTGAGATGGCAAGTCCTTTGAAGACAACACAAGCAATACAAGCTCGCGGAGTCTAATGGCAAGTCTACTTGAACAGTCTGGTTCTCAGCCGCAAAAACAGCCAAGATGGGTTCCTATTTTTATTGATAGAACCTTCACTGGACTTTTTACGCAACGTTCGGCACTGCACGACCCGGCTGACGTAGTGACCAGCAAATTTTATGGCGGGCGACAAGATGCGTTATGGTATGGCCTAAACGTGGAGTTGACGAACCGCCTATCACTCGCTCGCCGCCCGGGGTTGACTCTCTTATCATCTTCAACTTATCCATCCCCTCCTGATCGGACATTTGCGTTTCAGTTGACAGATGGGACAATCCGATTGATAGTAGATACGATTGCTACAGGATTTTTAACTATAACATCAGTTGATACAGCTAGCGGTGACGCAGTTTATCACGGGAATTTTCCTTGCGGTGGAAATAACGCTTATGTTGGGTTGCAGTTCACTGTAGCAGGATTTGTTAATGGCGTTAACAACGGCACGTTCATTGTCGACGGTTCAACAACTACAACTTTAACTCTTCTTAATCCTGCAGCAACTTCGGAAACTCATGCTGCAACAGCAATCTCCTATGGCGCTGTTTATTGGGACCATCAGGACGGAACAAAAACGCTTTTGTTTGACAAAGGTATAGGAGCAGGTCAAACATATTTTTTGGGGGTTGCGGGAATATTATATATGGGTGACGGTGTCGATATTCGTAAGTGGACACCGTTGAATCCTAACTTGCCTCCTGGTAGTCCCGTATCCGTTTGGAATTGGGGAATTACTGCGCCACCTAATCAACCAAGTGTAACAATCATAGCTAGCGGTGTGGCGTCAACAACGTGGCAAGCAAATACATTTTTTACCACGATGGGCTTAACGGTTGATTCTCACAACCAAGTATGGCAGCTAATTGGTGTAAACGCGGATGGCACCAATACCCCGAATGCTCAATTTGGAACAGCTGGCAACGGCAATCCTCCGTGGAATCAAGCTCTTTATGGGACCACTGCTGATGGAGCCTTGACTTGGAAAAATTTGGGTGTGATTGCTCAATGGCAAGCCAGCCATCAATACGGAGACGCTGGCACGGCGGGAGTTGCGGCACCTGTAGCTATCTATGACCCAACCACGTCATCCATTTATATAAACCAACGCAATGCTGGTGGCTTGGGAACATCCGGTCTTACAAAGCCAGCTTTTAATGGTGTTGCGGGCAGTTCATATTTTGATGACCCACCAGGCGGCGGAGCAGGTCTTCATTGGTTTTTCTTTGGAACGTATTCTACCGTCAAGGCTTGGATTCCCTCGCACGGGTATACAGCTTGGTATGCAGCGGGCCCACGCACCCCGGCTAATTCTGCGATAGAGCCTTTCTTATTTCCTCCTCCAACAAATCAACCAATCTACCTTCAAGTTCCTATAAATACGGCTACGTCAGGCGCGTCGTATACGCCTTTCCCAGACAACGCAGGCATCGGTACGCAACAGCCAGATGCGCAGCTATTGTGGCTAAGCTTAGGCAAAGGAAATTGGCAAGCGAACACTTCGTATGTGCCTTGGCAGGTCCAAGGAACGCCTTTCGGTGTCGTATTCGACGGCACCAATATGCAAGTATGCTTGAGTGGTTCGCGTAGCGGAAATTCGCTGCCGACATTTGGTACCAAATACGGCGATCACTCGACGCTAGACGGCGATATTATTTGGGTTTGCGTAGGTCCCCCTACGACTTGGGTTGCTGGTAGCGGCACAACAGGTATTTGGAATTTGCCCTTGAGCGGATTTCAGCCCCCATCGCCTTCCCAAGCGTACGGTGGCTCCACGATTAACTCAAACACCAACTTGGTTGAAACGGTAATTGTGTCTGGGAAATCGGGAACGGTTCAACCAACGTGGGGCGCTGTAAATACAAACACAACAGATAATACGATTACGTGGTTTGCTGAATCTGCTGTTGTAACAAAGTCATTGTCTTGGAAGACAGGACTCGTTTACGCGTACTCATTTAAGAGCATGTCATTTACAGACTTCTATGCTGCAACACCTTTGGGTGGCGGAAATGTACCCCCAGGCATAACGTCGGCAACATCGTCTGGACTCAATAATTTTAGTTGGACGGGTATTCCAACGGGTTCCGCCACTGGCGCAGTTTCAACCGCGTCTCCTGTTTTTACTATTACTGGAGCAAATGCGGGAGCTGTTAACACTATTACAGGCTTAGGTTCAACCGACCCTCAAGTCGATACGATCATTATATGGCGTTCAGCTGACGGTGGTGGCTCAGGACAGATGTTTGAACTGACGGAAATTCCTGCGCCTAAGCCAATTGGTGGCGTGGCTCAGCCTTGGTCGTTTAAAGACTTCTTGCCAGACACGGCAACGAATTTATATCCAGGTTTGAACACATTGATTCCTGCACCGATCAACCAGGTGAATAACCCTCCTACGTCGACGTTTTTGCCAATGGTGTACAACTTCCAGCGCATTTGGGGAGCAGATGGGGAGTTGGTTGAGTTCAGCGGTGGGCCAGACACTAGAGTTGGTAATCCTAACGAGGCATTTCCTCCAGTCAATACTTTGCCATTTCTTGCGCCCGTAATCCGATTGGTAAAAACACCGCAAGGCTTGGTGACGTTCTTAACCGACAGCATTGAAATTATTGCTGGCGGGCCATTAACGTCGTCATTCTTCTCAGTAACTTGGGCACCTGGTATAGGGTTGAAGAGCTTCAACGCTTTGGATATATTGGCGGGAGAAATTTATTTCTTCTCCGCAGACAATCAATTTAGAATTATGACGCCTAGTTTGAACATAGCAAACGCGGGTTTTGCATTAGGCGATCAATTCGCTAACCTGCCGTCGAGGGGCGTATCCGACACGATTTGGGACGCAAGCAAGGTTTACGTTGCCAGCCATCAAAATGGCATCGATAATTGCATTATCGTAGCGGACGGTTCAACTGGATGGTATCGTTTGAACCCTCGTCAAGCTGGGGCTATGCAAAACACTGAGCCTGTTTGGAGCGTGTTCGCAGCAATCACGGGCGGCTGCAAGATGGTTCAGTCCATCGAAACAACCCCGGGCAATAAGAAATTACTTGTCGGGGGCAACAGCTGCAACAAGCCAATTTTGTTCCGCGATTTAACGGTCTTTACAGACAACTTGGCGCAATATGACGCGTTCTTCGTTATGGGCAGTATTATGCTTGCGCACCCAGGCCAGCTTGCTTTGCTCAAGTTCTTTGAGTTCGACTTCAGTGGTGTTAACTATCAGCCAACGATTAGTTATTTGTTGAATGAGATTTCTGGAAGCTTCACGCCGTTTGTAAGAGCACCGCAATTCGACCCGCCGTCTTTGTATGGTACCACCACGGGTCCAACGTCATATTCTCCCAACAGATATTATCTGCTAGGAAACGGTAGTTTGGCACGTTGCCGTCACCTTCAGCTAAAGGTGGATTTCGGAACAACGCCAAACGGTGATGAGATGATGAACGCCACAATTTTTGGGCGTATTATGATCGAGACATAATGCCAGACGATAAACACCTAACTATAAATGAAGAGGCAGGTCTGCCTGAAAATTGGGTACCGTTGGATACGCCGCCCATTGTTCCTAGTAAGGTACAAAATCAAAATCCTGATAACTCGTCTTCGTCTTCTGCTCCATTGGTTGGCTCATTGCCGCCTGGTTATCAGTTAGATGCAGACTTTGTTCGCAACGCCTATCGTGGACAAAACGTTCCAAATCTGTCGTTGATGCCTTTGGGAATTCAAGGCAACCCAACGTCTAATGCTGGTATTCAAAGTACGGCTAAGCAAATAGTTACTCAAGCAATTGCAGCGATTCCTCCAACTTCAACAACGGACGTAGAATCAATTGCATCTAACGTAACGGCAAGCGCAGCGTACAACGTTCAGTTAAGTGACCGCGACACTTTGATTTCGCTTACCAATAATTCTGGGGGGACGGTAACACTTCCGAGTACTGGCGGCGGGGCCTTTGCTTTCGTTCAAGCTAGTCATGTTCTTGTTGGCAGCGACGTAGGCACCGTAAGCATGACCAACGGTCAAAGAAACTTATTGTTCCTAATTGTCAACAGTCAAAGAGCCTTTGCGAACACGACTTTCACGGTTACCGATACAAATGGCAACAATTGGGTACAACTTTATATCGCCGTTGATTCAGGAGCCACCACGAACGCCGCTTGGTACGCAGAGGGTGTAGCGGCAGGTTCTAATACAATCACTGTTACGGCGGTTCATGGTGCAGGTGGTTTCGCTCAAAATGATATTACGGTGGCAGAGTACGCTGGAATTAAACCGTCTGGTTCGTTGGACGCTTTTCAATCAGGCGGCAATACAGGCGTTAATGTAACGACCACCGTTAACAATGATTTAGTTATTTTTGCCGCTCCTGGAGCGTCTGGCGGAGCCCACGCAACCCAGGCTCCTTGGACTTCTCGATATAACGACGGGTTTCAAATTATTCAAGACCAGATTGTTGTGTCATCGGGTACTAATATAACTGGTGTCAGTGCTACTAGTCCTAACTTGGCTAATGGTGACCCTCGATCTATCGCTGCGTTTAAACCAGGAATTCCTCTTTCAGCAGCAGGCTTTACGGCGGGTTGGTATACGTATATACAAAATATCGGAACTGGAACATTCCAACTTCAATCAAACGCGTTGATTGATAATAGCGGAGCCAATGTTAGCATAGGCGCGGGCCAGGGTCTCTTGGTGGTATATGACGGCACCAATTGGTTCACCGAACGCGGAATAAATTTCGTTTTACCAATCGGCGTCGCTAGTGGCGGAACCGGAGATTCGACATTAACTGCTCACAACGTTTTAATCGGTGAAGGAACCTCCCCAATCGCTTTTGCTGCGCCCGGAGTAGCGGGAACTGTTCTTACATCTAATGGAGTTAGTGCAGACCCAACTTTTCAAGCGTTGCCCGCGTTTCCAACCCCAACGGTAGGTTCAAACATATTGCTTGGGTCATTTACAGTAAGTGATTCTGCCGATATTCGTGGGCTGACTATTTTTTCTCATATTCGTGGTCGAGATATAATGAATGTCGCCCAGTCTTATAACTCGAAATTTGTATTCGGAGCGGGCCAGACTGCTGGGACGATTCAAGTTTCCTCGGTTAGAGTTTACCAGATGAATCAAGCTAACCCGAGCGGAAATCTGTTTGCTGCCTATACTCTATCAGCAGCAGCAAATGCGTCTGGCGGAAACACGGTTTATACAGGGACAAATTTAGGATTTTTGGTTCCTGGTAATAAATTGAACATCGCGGGATTTGCAAATGCGAATAATAACGGCACTCCTTTTACTGTTGTGTCCTCTACCACGACGACGGTGACCGTTAATAATCCGAATGGCGTAGCGGAGACTCACGCCGGAACCGCTACATTGTGCGTTCTTGTTATTGGTAGTTTGACGTCGTTTAATATTACAGCTGTCGGAGGAGCCCAGGAAACGACTGTGCTTCTACCTAATATACCGTTGAATTCTGCCTTCGATTATGTTGTCGCGGTTTATTTTAACGCTGCAAATACGAGCATACCGATTATTGCTGGTGTTGCAGACACTTTGACAAATGACGGGAATCAACTTCGCGGAGCAACGTTCACAGGAGACGGAACGGGCGTAGCAGTTAATGGTGTATTGCCCGCCTTTACGGGCTACCCAACAAGAACACTGATGCATCAATTTACGGTTGCTAGCTAATGAAACTTTCTCCTACAACATTGGATGATTTGGAACAAATTCAAGAATGGATTCAATTTGACCCTTGGCACAAAGACGACCCATCGTGGAAAGCGGAGGGCCTCTTAACAGGTAACGGAGTATTATCCTTCTGTTTGTCTGATGATAAAGGTCCTTTGTGTTTTGTTCGACTGGATGCTGAAGACGGTATGCTTCGGTTGGCAACGCAGTTTGGGCCAGAGGCGGAAGTGAGTAAAAGTCGTTTGGTGAAAGGCTTGTTAGCGATGGGGATACCAGCCATCGTAGAGTTCGGAAAAGTAAAAGGCTATAAGGGCATCGTTTACGAATCAACAAATGAGAGCTTGATAAATTTTATGAAGATTCAAGGATTTTTTAAAGCAGCTGGTAAAGATGATTACGCGCTGACTTGGGAAGAAAATCATGTGTAACATTCAAGACATAACAGGCGGCCCGTCTGGACCAACTGGGGCAGAGCAAGGATTAGCTGCGCAAGAATCTGATTTGTCTAATACTCTCAACGCTAATTATCAAAAAGCTTTCGGCGATCAGATGGACTCTTTAAAAATGCTACAAAGTACTATTAGCAGAATACAATCAGGCACAACAGGTCCTGGATTTTCCGCCGATGAGTTGGCTGCTCGAACTGGTCAGATTGTTAATACGTCGGCTGCAAATGCGCGTAACATTGAGCAAGCGGAAGCTAATCAAAGCGCGGGCCAAATTTTCGGCGGGGCGTCGGATTCGTCAGGATTGGCGAGAGCTAGTGCTATTCGTCAGCAATTAACAGGCGAGGCTCTATCGTCAGCTGAGAATCAAAAAGCTGGGGCATTAGAAAATTTAACGGCGGAAAACTACGGTGTAGGACGCATCAATGCCGATAAGACAGCTGCAGGATTAGAGGCTCTATCTGGAGCATATGGCGGAGCAGCTAGCAGTTCGTTAAGTGGAAGACTGCAAGCAGGTAACGCAGCATTCAGTGAAGCTGAGAAAATTCACGCAGAGCGCGACGCAGCGTCGGGTGGCTTTGGGAAGTTGCTTGGTTTCGGCGCAGGCTTGGCGGGTAAGTTTATCACGGGCGGAATGGCTGGCGGTGGTGGAGTCGGCGATTTCTTTAAGGGTGGTTTGGGTGCCTTGGCTGGTGATAGCGGTATGTTCTTGAAAGACCCGGGTAGTGAGGGATAAAATGGCATTCGAAGATAACGACGTTCTATCACAATTGGCGCAAGCTCCTCCAAATGCGGCGTCATCGCAAGATGCCGACGCGGCAAAAGCTGCATCAGATGCCAATGGTGCTCAAAAGTTGGTTGATACAGCCTTCGCAGCCCCTCGCCCGCTAGGTCAACCCGATGCGTCTGGATTCAGGTCAGGAGTGGATGTTGCAAAAGATGCTGCCGCGTCTAGACCAAACGCACCAGCTCCTGGAAGTTTTGCCGATCATCTATCTAATGCACTTTTGGATGCTAGAAAGAATGCTGATACTGCAGTATTGTCTCAGCCCGGGTCTTGGAGCAAATTGATGGTAGGTGCTACCATGGATGCTTTGACAAAGGTTGGACAGCCAGTTAATCCCGCCGCCGCTGCGGCAGCGAAGACAGGTGCGTGGGGGTCCGCAACGTCAAACGCGGATGCTACTCGACCAACTACTACAGTAGCTCCTCAAAGAGCCCCGTTCGGGCAGCCTATAATGGCCGCGTTAGGAGATTTAGCTGGACCAGAAAGAGGATTGGCTGGTTACGCCAAGGCCACAACCCAGCGTCAGGCAGAAGAGCAGAAGAATCGCGTATTATTGGCGTCATCCAATGCCCAAATGCTTCACGAGCAAGCGCTCACCCATAAGCTAGGGGAAGAGCAAATTCAATCTGCTATCTCGTCTGGTAAAGCTGGTATGGATGCGCTTGTAAACGCCGAGAAGCCCGCAACCGTGGTTACCGAAGGTAAGACATCGGATGAACTAAAGACGATGATCGATAAGGGTGAAATCGACCCAACGAAGCAAACTGTATTTTTGACGGGTCGAATTCAAACTGGCACAGACAAGAACGGTCAACCTTTGTTCCGTTCAACCTATTCGGTTGTAAATCCTGCAGGTGAAGTTAAGTTGAAGGACGACGAAGCTAAATACATCAACGATAATTTGCACATGGATTTGAAAGAAGGTCAGCCACTAGATGCTCTTCAATTCAACCACTTGTGGCAGCAAGCGCAAGGACACGAAGCCGCCACAGGCGCACGCAAGTTAGCACTGGCCAAAATAGGAGAACAAGTCGATAAAGCCGCTTTGGATTCTGAAGCTAATAATATTGGAAAAGACCCTAAGGTTCTAGGTGCAATCGCAGCCGCTCAGTCGAGTCCTGATGACCCGCATTCATTGGTTAAAGCCTACAACGCCCTTATTAATAACAAAGAATTCATGCAGTCTCATCCGAATTTCACTCAAACCTATCCTCGTTGGGCGGGTGGCGGAAACGCTAAAAAGTTCGAAGATATGCAAGAGAAGTATGCTGCGGCTCAAGATAAAGCCAAGGCTTCGGTTGACGAAATGCTAACGAAAGCCGAAAATGACCCGAAGGAAATCGAGGGTCATACTCCTGCATTTGCAGCGGCAATGAGAAGCATTATTAATGACCCGAATGCACCAGCGGATAAGAAGAAGAGAGCATCGGCTATTCTTGCCACGGTTGGAGACGTTCGCCAAGGCGAGATAGATTTGGAGAAAGCTAAGGCAGAAGGAAAGAAGGAAGCTCAGGAAGGTTTCAAAGGTAATCCTAATGCAACTAGTCCGGAGGAATTCCTAGCTAGTTTGAAACCGGAAGAACGTTCTATTGTGGACTTGATTCATTCTGGCCGAGCCCCAATGGTTCGATTGGAATACTTGGTATCTCGTAAACCTGAAGTGATAGAAGCTGTGGAAAGAGCTTACCCAGGCCAGTTTGACGGCTCTAAAGTCAAAGGCTATGTTGACACATATAAGGACTTCACATCTGGTAAGACTGCCTCTTCTCTAAACTCTGGAGCAACAGCTCTTCAACATTTGAATAACTTGAAGAAAATCAACGACGCCAATCCGATAGAAGTTCATAATCCACTATCGGCATCTTACAAGGCTTATAATAACTTGTTGGATACGGTTGCGGATGAATTGGTGACTTTCTACGGAGAGCCTAAGACTAACGAGACTATTGCGTCCAAGAAGAGAACATTGGGAGGCTTGGTGAATCGCGACGCCGCTATAAATGAGCAAGCGAATGCTATGGGCGTTAAGTTTGATTCCTTTGAGCAAACATGGAAGAATGCGGCTCCAAGCAAATCATACCAGGCTCCTATGCCGTTTATTTCAGACGCAGCGAAGCAAGCTCGTGCTGATCTAGACCCCGAGTACGCAAAACGATTGAATGCAGAGAAGCAAAACGGACCAGCCGCTGTTAAGTTGCCAGCGGGACCGAAGGTTATTCCGAATAAAGGATTCAAAGTAGGCGACCCGTTTATGCAAAACGGTCATAAGATGACGGTGAAAGCGGTCGACGAAAACGGTAAGATTACGGACGCAGAATAAATGGCTGACCCAGAGCAGGTTCAATCAGGTCCCCAAACGGACATCCAAACTCCCTCCCAGTACCCAACTGCGACAAAAATCGAAGACGGCATAGCTTATGATATATCAGGTAAGAAGCTAGGTCCTGTTTCAGATATGGAAACTGCGCCACCAGCATCTAGACCAAAATTCGACCCAACCGCTCCAATTCAAGCTTTGGACAATGCTCAGCCAAAGGTGAAGTTCGACCCAAATGCTCCTATTCAAGCATTGGACCAAACAGATACCAAGCCGAAGTTTGACCCCAACGCTCCAGTTCAACCTGAAGAGGGTTGGTTCCATCAAAATATCGTTGCACCGTTGACTGAAGCTGCGCGTAGAGTCAAGAATGCGGTATTAGATAATGAAGGGCCTGGTTGGCTGCCGTATGATATCGCACAAAAATTTACAGATAAGACGGTACCACCAGCGGCAACGAATGAAGAAGCCGTTGCTAGATTAAAGGCTCGCAATGCTTCGACGGAACCCGATCAAGTAGCCATTGAAAAGCAACACATCGACCGCTCTAGAGCAGACGCACAGTTCGAGGCTAGAAACGCTAAGGAATATGCCGAGGGCGGAACGCGTCTACTATCTCCTGAGAAGCTGTTTGTGTCGTCGGCTGGCGTAAAAGAAGATTATCCTATCTTGTATGGCTTAGCTCGCATGGCGGGCAGTTTAACCAGCGAAGAAAACTTGATGATATTAGCGGGCACTCAAGGATTAGGTTTCCTTGGAGAAGCCGCTCAAGTCGCGCCTCAATTAGGCATGCTTGGAAAAGTTGTTGCCGCAACCCCAAGACTTGTATCGGCATATTTTGCTGGTCAAATGGCTGTTGGAACGGCACAGCAAATTCCAGGATTGGTTCAAGCTAAGAAAGATTACGATGCTGCCGTGCAAGCTGGCGACCAACCGAAGGCAGAGCAGATTCTTTGGCAAGCCAAGGAACAAGCCGCCGAGGCTGCGGCTAGCGCTTATATGGCGTACGCCGCCGCTTACCACGCGGGCACGGGTCATCCGGACCCAGTCGGTAAAGCGGTCGGGGACGCGGTTAAAGAGACCACTAGATACGCTGCGCAAAAGAGCGTCGAGGCCGTTCAAAATATCCCAGAGGTCGCCAAGGCTACGGTAGAAGGCGCGAAGGCCATTGCAGGTGCAACGGCTGATACGCTTGGACCGCTTATTGGTAGAACCAATGATTTCAATACAGCCATCCTACGTGCAAGCAAAGTCACTCCGAAGACTTATCAAGCACACAAAGATAAGATTGAAAATGTAAGCGAAGATTTGCAAGGTATTTTGAACAAGAATCCGAATATCGAAGACCCTAAGACATTAGGGGATGCAATCAACCGTCACATTCAAGAAAATGAAACCCAACTGCAAGCGAAAGCTAAGGCGACCCAAGGTTCGAAAGAATCAGTTGTGCCAGATTTGGAGCAACGTATTCGTAAGAGCATGGATACCTTCTTTGCCGACAATGCAGGCAAGTACGGTTCTCCAGAGGATGTAGAAGCAGCCAAGGAAGACGTCATTAATCGTATCTTGCAACGCGGCGATCAAACGGGCATAGGCCCCAACGGTAAACCAACGTACGCAAAGCGTGCGCCTAATCTATTCGAGGCCGAGAACACGCGTCAAGGTTTGAATATTGACGCGGCTCCTCAATATAACACCAACGCTCGTCCTACCACAGATGCTTATAAGGCTGGAGCAAGAATAGCTGCCGATGAATTGCGCGGAGCAATCGACGAGCACTATGATGCTAAGAACGTTAAAGGCGTTAAGGAATGGCGTCAGAAGGAAGCTAACTTAATCGATATTCGTGATAGCCTTTACGGCGCTCAAAAGAAAGCCGAAGACATGGGCAACGGTACCGTCTTTAGCTCCTTGATGAAGAAGATTGGCGTTCCGTCGACGGTTATTGCAATTGCATTAGGTCACCCAATTAGCGGAGCCGCTGTCGGAGCCGCTATATTAGGCGATCAGATTCGTCAAAACGTAGGCAACCCTACTATTAATGTCAATCGCGCAGCTGATATCGCGGCTAAGAATCCTAAGGCTTCGGTAACTGCGCCAGAATTTGGCACGCCTCCTCCTACGCCACCAGCACCTCCTGCTGGCCCAGCTCCGGTACCCCCAACGCCAACTGCACCAGCTGGTGCACCTGGTATGTCTGCACCAACTATGTTTGGTGGGCAGTCATCGGTAAGCGGAGGACCATCGGTAAATCACAAATTGTATGCTGCACTATCTTCGCATTATGGGAAGTTGGTTGGTTCGGTTCCTTTTGACGAGTTAGAAAACCGTTTCGCTGGTGATATTCAAGCTGCCGCAGATAAGGGCCAGCCTCCAACACCAGAACAAATGCGTTTGCTCGATAAGGTGAATTCTACCAAAGCCGAGCAACGCGCTAACTTGGAAAAACAGCAAAAAGTAGACGCGGCTAAGGCTCAAAAAGAAGCTCAGAAGCAAGCATTGGACCAGCAGAAGGCATCAGAGAAAGCTGCCCAGGAAGCTGAAACTGCCGCTAAGGAAGCGGCGAAAGAAAAGGAAGAAAAAGAAGCGGCTGGATTGAATACGAATGCAGCAATTCCATTCGATACGGAAGACGAGTTAGAGCTGCCCGCAAACTACGTAGGCAAAGGCTACACGGGTCCGAGATTGCGTGCTCATGAATTAGGTCACCAGATTATGGTTGACGAGTTCGGTCACGGGACCGGAGACGTTATCAGCCATTTGCACCCAAAGATAGATGAAGGTGCTGCCGCCGAAGCTCGTTGGGATAAGTCTGCATTCCAAGATGAGAATGGAAAGTGGGACGACGCTAAGTTGATGGCGGGATTGCCTGATATTCTTGCCATATTCTATGGCGGTCCAATCGCGGAAGAAATTGTTCACGGTGTACCTGTTGAAAAGAATCCAGGCGCGTCAGGCGATATAAGTCGTATAAAGTCTATTTTGAAGAAATTTGGTTTCGGTCCTGCAGAAATTGGCATGATGACCAAGGCTGCGGAACTAAAGGCAAGAGAGGTCTTGACAACCCCTGGAGTTAAGGATATAATCCAACGATACACAAGTCAGCGTCAAGCTGGCTTGGACGAGGGATTACACTTGCACCCAGAAACCATTGGTCAAGCGGTACAAGAAGTTAGACAAGCGAGAGGTGGCGGAAATGGCCCTAGTAACAAAGAGTCGACTATTACAGGAACTGGAAAGGGTGGCGGAAAAGACGTCACCGGAGGACAAGGCAAAGTTCCGAATAAAAATGCGGAAGGAGCACGACCTTCCAATGAAGCGGGAGCTGGTGCTGGAAGCGAAACCGGAGGAAGCAGAGGATTAAAGACCGAGATCAAGGACAAGGAAGCTCCTGCGATTACGGAAATTATTCCCGAACTTAAAGCACATCCCGAGATTGAGAAAAAGATAAAAGACCTAGGCTTCGAAAACGTTTTGCAAAATGAGTGGATGAGACAGAACAGGGAAAAGCCGACTGCAGTAGAGGCTCGTGTCCCTTACAAGGCAGGCCGTACGGTTCCGCCCGAACGTACCACAGGTGAGCACGACGCTGCAATTAAAGAAGGCGGCGGCATCCCTGGCGGCATTCAGAAAGGTGATGTGGAACTAGGGTTGAAGGATTTAGCCTATTTCCATGACCCGACAACTGGCTCGACTTTAGCCCTGCCTACGGATAAGATTTCGGCAGAAAACGTTCGGGAGCAGTTGCGAAAAAGTAGGGCAGAATATCTAAAAGCTCGCCCGGAGGAATCGAGAATTCCTAAGAAAGGCGAGCCTGGGTATGATGAAGCTATCCACGGTGGGTTGAAGACCGAAGCTCGTGCGGAAAAAGAGCCCGAGACAATCGCTGAGCACGCGGATGAATTCAATCGATTGGCTGGTAAGCCTGCAGTCGACGCGAAGCCAATCCCCCACAGTCCTGAGGTAGCCAACCGAATTGCACAAGCATTTGAGGCTATGCCACACAACCCTACCGACTCCGCTGTACAAAAGGCCTACGGTGCAGCTAAGAAGGATATCGACGATCAGTGGAACTATGCTCAAGATAAGATGGGCATTAAGTTTGAGCCTTGGACTAAAGAAGGCCAACCGTACGCTAACTCGAAAGAGATGACTGCGGACGTGAAGAACAACAAGCACTTGTATTTCTTCCAAGGCGGAGAGATTCCTGCGGACCATCCGTTGGCTGCCATTGATTCTAAAACTGGATTGAGCTATAACGACAAGCTGCGAGCCGTCCATGATTTATTCGGACACGCAGCCCACGACTTTCAGTTTGGTCCAAAGGGCGAAGAGAATGCTTGGAACGTTCACCGTCAAATGTTCTCGCCTGAAGCCGTTCCTGCACTTACTACAGAGACTCGCGGCCAGAATTCGTGGGTTAATTTCGGCGAGCACTTGAGGAACGCAGAGGGTAAGATTCCTGCGAAGGGCGAGCAAGGATTTGTTCCTCCAGCCGAGAGACCGTACGCTAAGAACAAGGCTGGGTTGCTGCCTGAAGAGTTTCACAAGCCGAATGAACTAGAAGAAGGGTTGAAGACGAACATAAAGGCTGAGAAAGAAGAGTATCATTCCGACCTTCAAAAAGTAGCTGAAAAATTTGGTGTGTCTACGGACCCGACGGGTGTTAAGAATGGCGCATCATTTATTACTCCTGATGGAAAGTTTATTCATCTAGGTTCCATAGAACATCCTATTGCTATTGAATCTGCAACCAATCGCGGCGGCGATGCGGAGGCAGTCGGCGCTAAGATGACGCGTTCGGAGAATACAGAAATTCATAATCCTGAAACTGGAAAAATGGAACCTGTAGATAATCGAATTGGATTCTTGCGTGACACCGGCGCAATTAGAACGCGTTTTCGTCAATCTGTTGCTGGTAAGGAATTAGTCGCGTCCGTTCCCGCAAAAGGCGTAACCGAAGACCAGGTATCGGCCTTGAGACAGGCTGTTGGCAGAGGTCTTGGTCGAGACGGCAACCTTTTGATAGAGGTTGGGGAGTCAGGTGGTAAGTCAGCCGCTAAAGAATTTGCCAGCCCTCGCGACGTTGATTCAATGCTGCGTGAAATCGGCGCTCACCCCGACCAAGCTGCAGGAGTACTGAAGACAAATGTTTCTACTGCAGAATGGACTCCACCAAAAGGAATAGAAAAAGGAATTCCTAAGGATGAAGCTGTTGAGACAGAAATCCCCCTTTCAAAGATAGCAGTTGGAGAGCGCCAGTATAATCAAGCTGCGTCAAATTATTTTAGAAAAGCCGGTAGTAAAACCGAAGGTCCTGTAAGTATCGTCTATAATCCTGATAATGGGCAGTACTTAGTTGAAGATGGTATGCACCGAATTGTGCAAGCTCATCAAGAGGGTAAGCAAACAATTCCCGCTAAGATTTGGTCTGGGTACTCCGATATTGCAAATGTTCCTGCTGAAAGTAAGATGGATTTGTCTCCAATCCAGGAAGAACCCGAAGATTGGGCTCAGAACATCGACTTAAAAAAGCAGCCCGCTGGCGGTATCAACCCATTAAATCCTGAGGCTCCTTCCAAGCGTTACGGCTTCGAGATTCTACCCGAGGCTCGCAAGCCATTAGAAGCCAATCCGACCGCGCAAGACTTTCAAGACTACGCTAAAGAGCATGGCGATAAGCTAGGCTTGCACCCAGACATTAAGCTAGGCTGGGATACTACAGGCGAGAAGCCTGAGCTAAACATCGGTGCGTCGACCAACGATTTGAATACTGCGAAGACGATGGCTGGGAAACTTGACCAGCGTACTTTGTGGGATAATCAAGAAGGCAAAACTGTCCCGGTCGGCGGAGAAGGAAAGAAGACTGCGTTTCCAGAGTATCCGATAGAAGATCGATTGAATGATTTGAAGACCAACATCAAAGCTGAACCCGAGGATTTTGCTTTCGGCAAGAACGTCGAGGGCACCGAGGACCAGCAAAAAGGTCTTATCTCCACCCGCGTACCATCTAGCGCTAAGGCTGTGGAGAATCCATTAACGTCTGACTTAAAGATTGGCCGTGAGGCACTAGCCGCCGTTCCTGGTATGGATAAGAAGATGGCCGATTTGGTGCGCGAATACCCAGGCATGCGAATTCCTGAAAATATCAAAGACCCGCAAAAGGTTTTAGACCGATTTGAAGATCATACGAAAGAGAACTTGAAGGCTTTGTATAACGCCGTTCCTAAGGAACAACGCGAAGCGAATGCTAAATGGTATGATTCAGCGAATACTATGGTCTCGAAGCTAGCCGACAAATTTGGGAAGTCGACAAAACAGCTAGCTGGCGTCGTAGCGGCGATGAGTCCTCAAAAGGATTGGGACCAAAACGTTAGCTTGGCCAATCGCGTTAATGACATCTACCATCAGCAGCAAGACGCTGTGGCTACGCCAGAGATGATGTCGAAGGCTGCCGAAATTGGCAACCGCCCATCTGGTAAGGTATTCGCGGAGATGGGTCCAAAGATCGAAGGTAAGCGTCTATCGGACTTAACCGAGCTGCCTGAGAAGGCTGCTTGGATTCGCCTATTTGATGAAGCCCATAATCCTCGCGAGTTTCAATCGATTGACCCAGCTACTGGTGAAGGTCGAGGCATCGTTAAGACGGGCGCGGGCGAGCCACAAAAGGTTGCTTGGGGCGGTTTGAACGAAATCGGCAAGGCCGTATCCATTTTGGAAGACGGCAGCCGCGAGAACATTAGCAATAACCTAGGCGATGCTCATAAGGTGCGCAATTTCTATAACAACATCTTAGACCCGAACAATCCAGCCGGTCACGTCACCATTGACACTCATGCCGTGGCAGCTGCCCTTCAGCGCATGCTTTCTGGCAAGTCTACCGAAGTTCTCCACAATTTCGGGGCCGCTGGAGCCCCAGGTTCGATACTCAATGGTGTAAATGGCACCTACCCGCTGTATGCAGACGCGTACAGAGCCGCAGCTAGGGATTTGGGAGTACAACCCCGTCAGCTGCAATCAATCGTCTGGGAGCAGATTCGGAGCATGTTCCCAGCCGAAATGAAGTGGATTGGGGCTAAGGGCGATATGCCTGGTACCCACGCCAAGGCTATTGACGATATTTGGCGTCAGTATGGGGATAGAAAAATAACACTTGACAAAGCCCACGAGCTTGTGAGACAATATGCTGGTAAAGCTGCAGAGGCTATGGCGGCAAACCAAAAGGCCAAGGGATTGGGCAAGATGAGTGCTCAAGACTTTTTGGAGGCTATGGGTCAAGGCGGCTTGTTTCGATTGGCAGGTAAGAAATGAAGGACTATACATTAGAGTATTTAAAGACACACCACATCCCGGTCACGCGTGAAAATTACGTAGGACTTAATTGGATGGGGGACCTCGACCCTAAGGAACAATTGCCTGCGGAATTAGAGGCCGGTTTGCCGAAAGAGCTTCAAATTCAAAATGAAAAGGAGACACAATAATGTCACATGGCGTAGGAAGTGGTGATAAGCTAGCACGTGGCGCGGTTAAAGCAGTTTATTCAACAACGGAAGGCGGCATCACGCAAGACAAGTGGGCTCAAGCGTTCGATGACTATAATCCTGAGGAGTTCAAGAATGCTCCAGAGAAGACAAGACTGCGTAGTAGTGATGCCAGTTTGCAAGAGACCGGAGATGTTAGCTTTAACTCTCCAGAAGCTGCAGAATAGTAATCGGCCAGACAACTTAGACGTTAGAATTTTCGCGGACAACTCAGCTGACTTAGAATCGGTTGAGTATGTCCGCGATTTGTATTATCCAGAAGCCCTTATCTTTCAAGCCAAGCCCCACGTAGAAGCACCGAGTGGGTGTTGGAATATTTTGAATTCCATCAAACAAGGTTACGAGACGGGGGCCAACCTCATTATACTCCTCGAAGAAGACGTATTAGTCCATGTGGGGTTTTTTGAGCACCACTTTAATGCCATAAACGGACATCAAGTCTTAGCCAGCTGTGGACGTAAGGACAAGAATTTTTATCCTTTGTATCCAGACCTTTATACCAATCCGGGCTCCTGTTTGAAACGGGAGCTAGTCGCTAACCTAATCCCTCACATTAACGACGACTATTTCACACGTTTACGCGAGTACATGGATGAGCGCTTTGGTCCTTGGGATACTCAAAGCAGTTTGGACGATGGGTTGATTCGCAGGGTAATTAGACAGATGGGTGGCCGAGCCGTTTATCCCGACACGCCTATCTGTGCTCATCAAGGATTTCGTTTTTACAACAAGCTTGATCTTTACATGAATTTTGAGGTTGGAATTGAAAATAGGATTCGACGGCTTCGCGAGATTATTAAAACGATTCGCCCCGGCGACCGGTATGCAACAGATTTTGAACCCTTCTAGTCAAGGACCCCAGATGAAGCCGAAGGTTGTCAAAGCTAATCCAAATAAGCTGTCTAAGAAAGCAACCGAGCTAGAGTTGGATTTGATGACTCGCGTGATCGGACAAGAAAGAGCGATTCACCAACTTACTTTAGCGTATGAAATTTTTATGGCGGGGCTTCAAGCCCCCCGTAGACCGCTGGCCAATCTTTTGTTCCTAGGCCCTACTGGTTCAGGAAAGACCCGCTTGGTCGAGGCACTAGCTGAAGCTTTATTCGGTGATGCTAAGGCTATGGTTAAGATAGATTGCGCCGAGTATCAAAGGGAGCACGAAGTCGCCAAACTTATCGGTAGCCCCCCAGGCTACTTAGGATTTGACAAGCCGAATAGCCGATTAACAAAAGAGAAGCTGGAAGCCCACCTGCAAGGCAATCCGTTCCTGCCACAAATCAGCATAGTATTATTTGACGAAATAGAGAAGGCTGCACCCGAGTTCCACCAAACACTTCTCGGTATTCTTGATAAAGGCGTTTTGACCTTAGGGAACAGTACGGTGGTGGATTTTTCCAAAACTATAGTTGTAATGACGTCGAACCTAGGCAGCAATAATATCGCAAAATTGCTATCTGGTAGCCAGCTGGGTTTTCACAATACGGGTGAGCACGAATTGGAGGACTTAGACCAGTTGATTTATAAGACTAGTATGAATGCCGT